CCCTCAAGCAATCTGGTGAATGTTGGCAACCCCTCACCGCCACCAATTGCATAGCCGATTGCCTCAACCGTTTCGTTGATTGAGTCACGCACCTTATCAAACTGACCGGCAAAAGTTTGCGCGTATTTTTCTGCAACTCCAGCAAACTCACCGCCAAGGATGTTGACCGCCTTCATCCCCTTGATGATTTCCTTGCGCGATTTAACCGTTTTCTCCTCAGTAACGATTCCCTTGCGGTCTTTCTTTTCTTTGGTTTCCGTCCAATACACTGTGCGCTCAAGGTCAACGCCAAGCTGCTTCAGCGCCTTACCGCTGCCGTTATATGCCTTGCTTACAAGTTTGGTTGCCTGCTCAAGACTAATGTTTTTAGCCCGTGCAACATTCTGCGCAACAGTAAGAATCTTTGTTTGCTTGGCGTAATTTGCAGTGAACTGGCTGACAATGTTAATGCCTGACCGCACTTCAGAATCAGTGAATGCAAGTTTTTGCCCAGCAGCAATCAGCTCATTGATTCGCTCTGTTGCTTTCTGAGTGCTTACTCCTCTTGCCTCAAGCGTGGCAATCAGTTTCTGCTGCTCAGCATCATCGGCAATTGCGGCATCAATGGCGCTCTTGGCAAACCTTGCTGCAGCTGCAAAGGCGGCTGTAATCGCAGCAGCGGCAATAGCAGCCCCAGCGGCAATGCTCTTGAACACCGCGCCGCCGGTCTTGCCAAGGCTTCCCATTTGCTTGCCAATGCCGCGCATTACGCCGCTTGCTGCATCCTTTGCAACAACTGCGAATACTGCGGTGCTAGTTGCGCTTGCCATTTAGTATTTAACCAGCCTTCCAATCATCCCAAAGAATTCCTTGCCAGCGGCTCCGCCAAAGCCTTGGTTGCCGCGCCTGAACTGCAGAATTCTACCCCTAAAAATATCGTCATTGTAAAAGGCTTCCACGGTATTGTGGAATGCCCCAATTGCTTTGTCAGTATTGCTTTGGTTATCAACTACGCGGTTAACAAATCTATTCGGGGAGATTGCCTTAACTGCAAAAACTCCGCGCTTTGTCTTGCGCCTGCCGCTCGTTCCAGTCACCACAATCCACCTGTACCAAGGGTTTTTCTTAGAGCCGCGCCCAGCAAAGAGCGGGCCTACCACTGCGCTTGGCTTGGAGTATCGCCCTGAGCGTGCCTTTACGCCAGCCGCTAAGTTGCCGGTTTTTCCACGCGGAGCGGCATCCTTAATGGGCTTGGCATAGGTGCGCGCCGCATTGACAGTGGCAAATGACATAAGCCGCTTGTAGGCGCTGGGGTTTGAACCCTGCAAAAAGCCAAGCTCAAGGGCACGATAGTTAGGGTCAACTTGTAAGGTGAAACTAATAGCCACGCTGTATGCCTTCCTTTGGTTGCAGGTCTGACATCAGCATAAAAGTGCGGAGCAAGTCACCCGCATCCCAATCCATAACCTCGTGCGGTGCAATGCCGAACTCTTTACCTACTAGGTGTGCCATTAAAATAGGGTGTGGCTGAATGCTCCTACCCGCAGCCATACGCTGCGCATCCAGCCTTATCGCGGGGGGAGTGCTGCTACTGCCTCGCTCCATTGCTTAAGCATTTCTCCAAGCGCCTCCATAGGCGCATCAAGCACATCCCCTGCTGGCTCGCCGGTTGCCGTAAGGAAATTGTGCTTAACCACTAATGTTTTTGTGGCATTCATTGCGCGTGCTTCATCGCCGCTTTGCAGCTCAATGAGAATGCGGGCGCTGATTCCCTCAGCCTTAACCGTTGCCTGCCAGCCCTCAAAAGGTGCTGGCAGGTCAACCGTTACTGTACGAAACTCTGGCTTGCTCTGTGCCATTTAAACCCCCCTCTGCCTAGCCTTATGGCAAGGCGCTCAAATCGCTATTCACAATAATCTGCAGGCTCTTGGCGCTCGTAGCGTCATACACCAGCGTGCCCGTCACTGCCATCGTGGTAAGCCCATCCTCAGCGCCAGCCATTGGCTGCACTTCAGTTGGCACCACCATACAAAGGATGTGGGCGCTGTAGCTGCCTGATGTCCAGGTTAGCCTCACGCCTACTGGCGTGCCAGCCTGGTAAGCGTCATACCACACGCTGACGGCTGAAGCCGTGCTGCTCACCGTCATCGTCAGTGTGCCGGTGAATGGGTTGCTTTCGCTATGCGTGCTAAAGCTTGTGGTGCCAGCAAGGTATGCCTGCTTGGTAATACCGCTTGAAAATTCCAAACTGTAGTCAAGTAGGTATTGGAAGGCCGTGCCTGATGCGGTGCCTGGGAATACCGTGCCGCTCTGGTAGCAATTCCACAAACGCCCAGCCATAAACGGTGAAGTTGGCGTGCCGTCAGCAAGCGTTGCGCTGCTCTTGGTGATTGTCTGACCAAACAGGTTTGCGCTTAGATTTGTCAGGCCAGAGCGGTCTGCTGCAATGGTGATTGACTCGGCCAAGCAGTAGTTAACTACATACTGCTGCTGCCCGTCAGTAGCCACAAGGCTGTAGCTCTTAGGGTCATTCGCAGCTGTCATTGAATAATTGTAGTCAAATCCGAAGGGAGCCGCCGTGCCGCTTGGGCTGACAGTCTTTGTCATTGATAGCCAAATTGGCAGCTCACCAATGCTGACTGCTGGCACGCTTGCGCTAATCGTTGGCTCAACGCTTACCAGGGTGGCTGTGTTGGAGAGCAGTGGGTTGCGTAGCGCCAAGCTGCGCTCAGGGCCTAAATCTAGCGTGGTGCCTGGTGACAAAACACCCGTAGGGCTAACGAGTAGCTTGCGCCCACCGCTCGTAAGCGTTGGCGTAGTGCCTGGTGTTGCCTCACTAAAAGCAACCAGCTTTGAAAAAATCGTGTTACCGGCTGACGCTGCTGGCATTACTCAAACTCCTTTTCAATAGCCGCTGGTGCGGCTGTCTTGTTTACAGGCTTGGCAACGCCCGCCTGAATCCACGCCTGAGCAATATTAGCAGGCACGCTGATTGTAGAGCCGTCAAGCGGCAAGCCGCCTACAAACTCTCCACGAGGAAGCGAGCCCTCAACATACTGCACTTGAATCTGCTCTGTGCTTTCGGTTACTTTACGCACTGGCATTGATAGCCTCCACGCTAGAGATTTCTACGGTTGCGGTCACGGTCAGATAGTCTGAATCCGCCCATTGGTCATTGCCGATACTGGTACCTGTCACGCTGGCTTGCGCCACCGCGTCAGTGCCGTTAAGCGTCACACCGTCAATAAGACTATCACGCAGCCAGGTGCGCCACGCCATAAGGTCTTGATACTTGCGCCCCATATCAGCCTGAGGCTGGAGGTACACAGTAACCGCAAGGTTGAGGGTTACCTTCCTATTGGCAGCACCGTAGGTAACTGAATCCTCAGCTGGCACAATCACCACTGCTGGCACCACCGCAAGATTGTCTGGCGGATATGCGTGCACCGTGCGGAGCGTGTAGCCGGTAGGCGGTGTTGCCGCCCTTAGGTGCGCTGCGAGCGCATTGATAATGGTGACATCGTTAAAACTCACCGCGCCAATCCGTCCCGCTTGCGGTATGCATCAAGCAGCACCTGCGCTTCAGGATGCAGCGCGCGTGTCTGGCGCAAAATCCCGCCCAGCTCCTGCGAGCCAATAATCCCGAATGCGGCTGTGCGAGATGACCACACAGCATTTGCCTGGATGATTGCAGCCTGCTTCACTGCGCTTGGCACTGCAGGCCATCCGAATACACCCGTTACCTTCACGCCAAGATACACCGCAACTGGGAATGCCTTAGGCGCAGCGGTGCTCGTATCAATCTCTGTATATGCCCAGCCATCAAGCGCAGCGTTGCGCGGAGCAAGCACATAATCCGTGCCGCTCACCCAAGTGGTTTCGTATGTGCCGTCACCGTTATCGTCAGTTTGCAGCTGGCTCACACTCACAATGTCATCAGTGAGCACATATGACCAATCACCGGCAGTGTAGTAGCGCGTTTCTGATGCAGTGCCAAAGCCCTGCTTGCGGTCTGTGTAAAGGTCAATGAGCGCATCAGTTGCGTCAAGCACAGACTGCAGCGCACCATCGTCAGTGGTATCAGCGGTGCCAATCCCAATAGCGCTCTTGAATTCTGCCAGCGTTGCGTAGCTCATCAAATACCCCCAATTTGTAATACAGACACTAGAGCGCCTGCGTTATCTGCTACAGCATACAACTGCACCCGCTCAGGCACAGAAATAACGATAGGTAAACCCTTGTGCAGAATATACCCGTTGGCAACCGTCACATTGGAAGCGCCTACATAAATGGTTGCGTTGCCGCCTGCTGAGGCGTATAGGTGGAATGTAGAGCCTGAAACAAACCCCTCACCAATGGGGGTGGCGGCTGTGCCCACAGTGATTTGCCGGCTGCTGATGTGCTGTGTCATTCTGGCTTACTCTTTTTCCCCAGCTTGCGGGCTGGCTTGGTGGCTATCTCCCTAGCCTCGTGGATAATCGCCGCCTCTGCGTGGCTCTGAGGGGCAAATGCGGGGGTTTTAGCAGGGGGCACAGGCTGTGCGTATCCGTGCGCGAATAGGGCTAGGGCTTCCTGCTCAGGCAGGTCAATCACCCCGCCGCGTGGCGGCCAAGCCACGCCGTTGCGTGTGCCTAGGATTCGCTCAAGCATTCGCACTAGCATTTGCAGTTTTCCTTTCTAAGACTTAGGGGCTGGGCTTTCGCCCAGCCCCTTTCGTCAGTTACTAATTGCTGCGTTCAGCAATTAGGAAACATTCGCGCTCTTGTAGCTCTTGACAGCCGAAGCCTGAACAAGACCCGAAGCGCCGCGCACCTGGCAGCGATACGAGATAAGCCCCAAGTTGAAGGCGTAATCCGTTGATACGGAAATTTCAACGCCTCCCGCGAGGACAGTCACCACCTGGTCAAGGGCACCGAACAGGATTGCACCCGCGGTGTCATCGGTCAGGTCAATAAGTGCTGCAGAATAAACTGGCGCGCCCAAAAGGCGGTCAGCATTATTCGCATCACCTGGGCGGAAGATTGGCTGCCCAGCAGTATCAACCAAACCCGTTACAACACCAAGCGTGGTGTCATTCATCAACCAACCCGCCTTAGGCGAGCGGCGGTAGACTTGGTTCACGCTGGCCTTTAGCTTGGCCAAATCTGTAAATGTAGGGTTCACCGAAACGGTGCCTGAACCCGTTGCGCCAACGGTTGCAGCTGCAGCAATCGCTGTGCCAGCAAACGCGCCGTGCGCTACGGCAACTTCCTGTCCGCATTTCTCTGCAATCATCGCTGACAAATCAAAAGCGGAATCCTGGCTGAGCTCCTGACTTAGTTGAATCAAGGTTGCCCACTTTACAGGTGAAAGGTCAAGCTTTGACAGAGTGCCATCCGATTCCTGGATGGTGCCCGCCTCGGAAATGCTTCCCGCCGTACCCAGGGCTGTGACCCGCGGGATGGAGAAAGTATTGCCGGTGCTTGCGCGAATAACCGTAACGATATCTGGGTTGAGGAACGGATTGTACTGGCCCGCAATGACATTAACACGGTCAGCCACCGTGATTGGGTTGCCCAATCCCGTTGCCTTCGTAACATCGCGGTATTCAAAAGTGCGCGTACCGCCGCTGCGAGCAAGAGCACGAAGCTCTGCATTCTCATCAGCGTCAGCCTTTGCAGCAGCCGGAGCAATCACAGCAGCAAACTCTGCGCGGGCAGCGTCAGCAGCGGTGCGGGCTTCAGTTGCTTCCTTTTCGGAGCGAATCGCCTGGGCAACAGTTGCTGCCTCAGCGGTAAGCTTCTCAAAGCGAACCTGTGACTCACCTTCAAGGGCTTCGCCCTTTGAGGCAAGGTCAGTAACGATTGACTGCGCTTCAGTCAAAAGGCTTGCACGCTTCTCGTGCAGATTCCTAATATCAGACATTTTCAATCTCCTATTCTCTATGTTTTTTACTATCGTGCTCGCCTAGCGGGCTTACTCTGCAGCGGGCGCACCCAAAGGTGGCGGGGCTGCGGTAGCGGGGCTGTTAGAGCGTATCGTTTGCCAGGCGCTCAAGCAGCAACTTGGCAGCCGCAACGCTTGGGGTAATCCCCTTGCGCGGTGCCAACTTACTGCGTACCTGGTCAATAACCTCAAGGTCATCATCGCTGAGCGGTTGCGCAGCTTTGATTGCCTCAAGGGTAGTCATAAGGCGCTCAGCCTCAACACCGATTTTATCGGCGGAGAGCTTGCGCACAGCGGTGAGGCCAAGCGTTGCAGGGTAGGCAGGTGTCTGCCCAGCGCTCAACACGGAAACCTCAAATAGGTTGACTTCACGAATGGTGCGCTTATCGCCAGCCCACTCATCGCCGCCCTTAGGGGTGGAAAAGCCAAAGCTCATCCCCATCGCAGCAGCCTCGTGCGTCAACTTAGAAATAACACCGGCAGCGTCAGGGTCAGCAGGGTCAAGCTTCGCCTCAACGCGCAAGCCGCGCTCATCCTCTTGGAGTGAGAGCCGCCCACTCGCCGTGGTGGCAAGAGCGCGTGACTCATCGTGTCCAAACAGGAATGCAATCACCTTGCTCCCAGCGGCGGCGCGTGAGAGCGTGCGCTTGAATGCGCCTGGTGCAATCACCTCAGTGAATGGCAAGCCAGCGCTTGGTGTATCAAAAAGAGCGGCATAGCCGCTGAAGGTCTTTTGCCCATCCTCAGTATCGGAAACTGTGAACTCACCCATTGGGAGTGCGCGGCGCTCAAACTCTTTCACATCAAACCTTTCGTCATTTGCCAGCGTGTTTAGCACGCGGTCAGCCCATTGTAAAACTCTGTCAGCCCCATCAGCCTGTGTTACCTCCACGCCCCACAGATAACCGGCAACAGCTCCAGGGCCTGGAAACTCATCATTGGCAGCGTCACTGTTGCGCGGTACGCCTTCCCAATCTCCGCGGTGGCGGAGAATCCAGGCGCGCATACGGGTAACTTTGTCATCCTCAACCTGCCCAGCACGCAGCTGCCGCGCCTCCTCAACGGTCTGCTCTTGCAAGCCGTCACCAGCGTAGCCATTCTCGTAATAGGTCAAGCCCTTGGCGGCAGCGGCGCTGATGAACTCAGGCACATCAATCACCACCCGCGCCTCATCGCTCTCAGCCTCATCCCCGTCAGCCTCGCCGCGTAGGATTTCCTCAGGGGTGTAGGCATCAATGCCCATACCCTCAGCGGCATTCCGTGCCTCTGCATCATTGTCAATCAGCAGCTCAATCTCATCGCCGTACTGCTCTTGCAGTTTGGAATACTTGTATGCCTTAAAGGCTTCGTTTACGGCTGGGTTGCTCTCGCCAAAATCCTGCAGATAAATCTGCCCGTATGGCACACCATTAGCGTCAAGCCACTCTTTGGTTTCAGCAAGCCGGTCAATGTTGCGGGCGCTCACCACAATCACCTCATCGGCATAATCCTGCACGCGGCTCTTAAGCCAATCAATGAGCGGCTGCCGTGGCGTATCGCCAGTGGTGGTAAGCGTGCCGTCAATATCAGTGATTATGTAACTCACGGTTGCGGCTCCTCTCCAACTACGCCAATGTTGAGTGGCTTCCAGTGCTGGTCACCGCCGCTTGCAAGCTTTGGCAAATCCTCATAGGTGCGCACCTCATCTAGCGTAAGGATGCCGTTTTGGAGGGCCACCGCATAGGAATCCATACGCTCGCGCTGCGTTGCGCGCAGCAATCCAGCGGTGTTGAATTTGATAAAGGTGGTTTCGCCAACGATAAGGCGCTGCAAGCCAGCCTCAATGCGTGCAAGCATTGGCGCAAGCCCTAACACCAGCCACGCCTGCCCAAGCACCTCAGCGCTTGCGTATGATGTGTTGCCGCCTGGGTATTGCAGGTACTGCAAGGGCACACCGTAAATACGCCCAATGCTTTCCACACCCCAGTGCAGAGTTTCAACAAGCTGCAGGTCAGAAATCTTTACGCTCATCTGCGAATAGTCAGCACCGCCGGTGAGCACTGCAACGCGCCACGCGCGGTCAACACCCTCGTGCCTGCGTGCAAATC